AATCGATCAGCTCACGCATTGCAGCCAATGCACTGGCCGCTGGATAGCGCTTGATTTCAAGCGCAGCGCCCGCCTCGTTTCGGTAGAGAATGACGTATTCCTCTGCCCCGGAAGCAACAACGCTGAAGTATCCGCCAGCTACGGTGCCGGCCAGCCCTGCTGCCACGCTCACATACACCATGGCACCACTCATCTGCGCGGCCAGGTCAGATATCGCCTTGGCGTTGGTCGGGCGCATCACGCCGTCACCGACATCCATCATTTTGATCTCGTCAGACAGCAGCAGTTCGTTGGCTGTATCGATCGTTTCGGTCAGCCGGACTAGATCCGATGGTCCGCTCATATTTTCTCCAGACGAAAAAAACCCGCTCAGTGGCGGGCTATAGAATTGAAAGGCGATCAGTGAATTGAATGGCTATGTCGCGCCGGGCCAGGACTTCGTGTACCAACGCTCAAGCAGGCCTCGAAGCTGGGAGTTCATGACTCCGACGTCCATGCCGGCAAGCAGATCGGTTAGCTGTGCCTCGGTGATAACCGGCATTTCAAAGAGAGACAGAACAGCGGTGTATCGCCAGAGGTTGACTCCCACCAGTGTCGGCCCGTCGTAAATATCCGTGAACTGGGCTTGTGTCTGCATCAGCCCGAGCGGGCTCCTGATGGGGCACATGAACCAATCTGCCCAGCCGATCCCCCATTTGCACCAACCCTCAAACAGTCGAGCCTGTTCGGCATTGCACAACCACGAAACGGATACCTCAGTCGGCACGCTCCGGTATCGGCGCCGGTTTCTGGCGCGACCACTTACAAAGGGAGAGCGAACGATGGGGCTTGTCGGCTTGAATCCGTACCCGTCTCGCAACGGCAGCGGAATACCGTCAGGCATTGTCAGCATGTTTCGCGATCCTTAATTGTCGGCGAAGTTGTCGTCATCCGCATAAACACGCGGGTCATAATTGACCGCCTCGACATCCGCCGAGTGATCGCCGGGGTCGATAGACGTGATCAGAACCTGATAACACCAGCGAGTCGATTCACCGAACAGCAAGTGTGGCGGCTCGATATCCCATGAGGCGTCCGGCTCAAAATCCAGCGAAGGGACGGTGAGCCGGAAGTCGTCGACGCGCGTCGCGGGCCAGGGCCCGCTTACAGTTCCGTCCGGGCGCCGCAAGCCGACCACATGGGAAACACCCGACTTCCAAGTCAGGGGTTCGGAGCTTTCCAGAAGAACAAGGCCGTTACCGGTCGTTACTCCCAGCAGGAGAGAGCTTTGCCCGTACCCTGGAATGTCATCTGCTACCGCGTCATAGCTGAGATAGCCGCTATTTAAGGCGTCAAACTCAGTGCTCCAGCTGTAGGTTTTGTTCCGATAGACCTGAGCCCGTCGCATGCGCATCCCGATCCGCCAAGCTCTATCGCGGTTGGTGACCCCTTTCAGCGTGACCGTTTGAACGCGCAACCCTTGGTCGCCAAGTAGCCTGCACTCGACTGCTTCAGTCGCACGGGTCGTCTCGTCGATGTACTTGATGTCAACGCCGTCGTAGTCGTCGGGAGCTGGCAAAGTGAAGTTGCGCTTGAGCTGCTCGGTCATGTTCTGCGGCGTGTACATATGGCCGATCTGCGTGCGCTGCTCATCACGAACCGGCGTCACCCGGCCACGCTCAAGCGTGAACTCGGCAAACCCGGCCAGCAACGCGTCATTGATGCACTCCTTGACCGTGCTGTCGTCATCTACCGCATAGTCGAAGTAGTCACCACGGCCGCCCCAGATGGAGCCGTAGCGAGCCAGTTCGTCGACATCCATGTCGTCATCCGTGCCGCCTGCCGACTTCATGACGTAGTTCACCCAGGGCACGATGTCGCGCGTGGCCACGGGAGCGGTCCATGCGCCGCCAGATAGAACCGGCAGCTTCCTTGTGGCGATCACCGACACCTGGTTTTGAGACTGAGCCGACAGCTTGTCGCCGCCGCGCACATAAAGCGCCATCACGGTGCAGTCGTCGTATTTGGTTGGCGCCTTGTCGATCCGGCCGCGCAACCCATACCACTGCACCCGGTTGAACTTGAAGTTTTCCGGCGATTCCTCGCCGATTCGCCTGACTCGAACCTCAGGCCTGATGTACGTTGGCGCAAGAATGCTACGGGTGTAGCCCTGTTGATCAGGACTCATCGCCTCAAAACGGTACGGAACGCTTGTCCAGGCGCCAGCGGTCGAGGCGTCCCGGTACTGAACTTCGGTTTTTGCCCAGTGCGATCGCGTATTGCCGTTCTTTTCGGTGTACCGCACCAAGCCCTGCGGAAAAAAGAAGTCCACTTCAAAGCGTCGAATTACCTCGCCATCAGGACAGGCATAAAAAGGCCCTGCCCATTCGCCCTCAGTGGTTGAGCCATCAAGCGTAATGGACGCTGTATTTGTCTCAATGTCGTCGAACCCTAGCCAGCCCTCATCTTCGGCGCCTATGTCGGTCAGCCGAATCACGGTGATCGACGAAGGGCCGTGGCTTTCGTCGATGTTTTCGGTACTTTCGTCATCCTCCACAGCGTCAGCCGATACTGATGCGATCCGGTACCGCAGATCGCGATAGCCAATGCACGACCAGTGGGTTCCGGTCTGAAGGCCGACGGCGGGTGCGCCGCCATCGTAAGCAAGGGTGATTTTTGCAGGCGCAGCGTCAGCCGCTGCGACTGTCTTCACACCAGTGACGAACACCGGTGTCGATCCGAAGATTGTCGATGAAGACCCGCCCAGACTGAGTGCCACCCCGCTGTATGGCGATCCAGACTCAGCGATCCGCAGAAAGCTTCCCGACGCGCTGGCAACAAGGCCCGTACTGACCAGCTTGGCGTTTACCGCTGTCACCAGGCCGGCAAGGTTGGTGGTCGCAGTGTTCAGCGTTACCGAATAGGTGCTGGCACCCCGGCTTACCGTGAACGTCAGCGGCGTCACGTTGAAGTCGTAGCGCGTCGGCGCTGCGTTACCAGTAACCATGGACGCGCTACCAGTTACCGCAGGTACGGCCGGAACATAGGGCGCATAGCTTGCGACCACGTAGTCTCCGGCATTGGCGCCGGTGATCTCGATCTTCATGCCAACGAACGGCTTGAGCATCGGGATATGGTCACCGCTGATGACGGTAGCTGAACCATCCGCAGGCGCAGTGAACACATAGGGGTACAGAACCTCAATGCGAGCGATCAGGCCGGCAGCCCATCCGGTAGGGAACCACCCCGCTCCAACAGGAACGGAAACCACAAAATCACTGAACTGCACGGTTGCCGCATTGAGCTGCTGACCGATGTTGGTGGTGGTTGTCAGCGTTAGGCCGGCGCTGCCTGTAGAAGTAGATCCGACCTCTTCCGAGTTATGCCACCAAAGCCGGGCAGGCTCAGCGACTATCGACTCACCTGGTCCATAAATGGCATAGCTGGCCGTACTGCCAAGGGATGCGATAGGCGTTCCACCGATGCGTACTTGTCCAGGCTGGATATCGAACTCACCCACGCCGAGGCACAGCAGCATTTCGATCCACTGCACCTTCGGATCGGTGCCGAAGTAACGGCGCGTAGGGGTCAGGTAGTCGGGAAATATCTCGTTCTTGCCCGCGCACTCGCGGATTACATCGCCCAGCTTGACTTGATTCGCGGTGGTTTTCGCCAGCCCGAGCCCCTTGCCAGATGCTGCATTGTTCGCCGTGCTCGGCGTGACCAGCGGCTTCTGCGTCAGCATGATCGCTCCGACAGCAACGATAGCGGCGACGACAGCCCAGGCGGCAAAGGCAAGGCCCTTTGGCTCAGGATAAATTCGCACAGTATCAGTTGGGCCGAACTCAACCTTTGCCCAATGCACCGGATCAATGAAGAGGCCGTTGACTTCGATGCTAATCGGAGGCGAATCGCGCACCTGGTAGCTCGGCACCTTGGCCTTTAACCAGCTTTCTATGGTCATCACTCGATCTGTCTTGTGGCGCTCCAGCGGCTGGCCTTCAAGTTTGCTCGGGTAGAGTTCGATCACGGTGATAGCTCACAGTCAGGTATTGGTCTTGGAATTTGCGCAGCGGCTTGATGGTGGCGCCGGACGGTTTCATTTCCATTCCGTGAAGCCGGCCGTCCACCTCGATGATCACGGCGACGTGAAAGCAGATCAGGCCGCGCCATACGCAGGCGATCGCGCCTACTTCGGGCTCGCATCGCTCCATGGCTGCCTCGCCCTCGTTCACCGCCTTGGTGAATTCCTTCGGCATGGTGTTGCGGACGTAGCCCCAGCTGGGAAGCAGGGGCAGGCCGTAGACCTCATGTCGCACAAGTCGAGCAAGGCCCCAGCAATCCAGCCGCGCAGGGCCTCGCCCGCCGTCCTCGTAGGAAGCGTTCAGGTATTTTTCGAACATTTAGATGTACCGAAGGCAGGGCGCGAAGGCCAAGGTGTACTTGCGGCGAGGCCAACCAAGGTTGATCAAGTCGAAGTAGCCAGCGTTGAGCTGAACGCTCGGACCTTGCATGAACCCGCTGAGAACCTTCATTCGATAGGGGCGTTCGGCCGGCGCGGTCAGGTCGGTCGAGATAAAGATCCGGAAAACCATCCCGATACTCGCCCGGGCTTCAAGCGCCTGGTCAATCAGTTGCTGAGCCTCACCCGTCACGTTGTCGATGGCGAAGGTCAGCGTCTGGTTGCCGCTGTTGTCCCGCTTTGGAAGTGCCGCGGCGAACCCTGAAGCGGTGAACCTTGCAGTCACACCGGCTTCAGTCTTAGCTGTTATGTCCTCGAACCCCTGACAGATGTAGATCGGTGCGGCCCACGGCGTGCAGAACAGCTCAAGCGTCGGGATGATCACAGCCTTGCCGCCAGAGGCGTACAGCGTTTCAAGTGCCGTCACTTCCCGACCCTCTTCAGTCCATAGGTTTGTTCCAGGGTTTTCGCGAACTTGCCTTGTTGGCGGATGTTCGAGACAAAGGCGTCCATTTGCTGCCTGCCGTCCGGTGCGGTGCTGGTTTGCACTTGGCCAGCGCGACTGGCGTCTTCATGGAGGTTGACGATGACGCCGCCAGGCGCTGCCGCTTTGGAGTCGTGCGCCGCCGCACCAGGACCGGAACCGGTGTAGATCCCGGCCGGGCTTGGCGCTTCCATCTTCCCTGCTCGGATGGCGTCGAGGTTGCTTTTGCCGATGCGTGCCGTGCTGGCCGCGTCGAACACGTACTCCTTGCCGTGCACCACGCCCGCCACGTCATTGGTGCCTACGTCACCGGTGTAACCACCAGTCTTGAAGCCCTTGGTCAGAGCGAATGCAGCCAGCAGCGCGGTGCCGCCGACAATTGCCGCCGCACCGAACGAGCCGACCGACGCCACCAGCGCCGCTGGCAGCCAGGCCGACAGTGTTGTGCCCGCCGCTGCCACTTGGGCGGTGGTGGTTTCAGCGGTAGCAAGGAGCGATGCCCCCTTGACGACGCCAATCCTCGTCACCTCGGCAGTGGTCTTGATTCCTTCGGCCGTCTCCTTGGCCGCGGTCACCGCCGTGATGCCGGCCATTTCCAGCGCAGCATTGACCCCATAGCGGATACCGACCTGAATCAGCGAACTAAGCACTTCGGTCAGGATCGTTTGACCGAGCCTCCTCATGGATTCGCCAAGATCGTCACTAAAAACAATCGACTGCGCGATGCTGTCAGCTATGCCCCTCGTGAGGGCTTCCATGGTGCCGCTAATGATGTCATAGGTCTGAGCGACCAGATTCTGCGCGTCGGTCATATAGTCCTGAATCGCGTCAGATGCGCCGTTTTTCCAGTCGCCCTGCATAACCGAAAGCTGGTCGTAGTAGTCCTGATTCGCAGCCAAGGCAAGATCAAGCTGCTCCTGAATCTTTCCGACCTCGACGTTGTAGGTTGCCCCGCCAAGCTGATCAGCCGGTGTCGCCTTGTTCAACTGCTCCTGATAGCGCTGGAACTCCTTACGGGTCGCTGCGTCCTCAGCGGCTCGCTCGGCGGCTTGGCGACCAAGGCCGATGGTCGATAGTTGCGTGGTGCGCTGATCGTTCTTGCTCTCGCTGGCCGAGGCAATCGATGCCTGAATCTGCGCTGCCCGCTCCTGCAGCTTGATCGTCTCGTTGTGCAGTCGGACTTCTTCCGCCAGAGCGACGTTCTTGTCGAGCTGAGCCTTGATGCCGGACTCACTGGCCAGAAGGCTTTTCTGATCCGACGTCAGTACCGACCGAGACTTGAGGTCAGCGATCTGCCGGGTGATCTCCGCACGCTTGCGCTCAGCCTCGGTCAGTTTGTCATCACTCTTCAGCTGGGCAGAGAGCGAGTTTTCTTGTTCGCGAAGCGTCAGCAGCATCTGCGCGCCGGCATCACTACGGACAGCGGCGACCTTCGGGTCTTTGTATTTGTCATTGATGTTGGCGATCTGTTTGTCGATCACCGACTGAGCTAGGCGTGAGTCGTTCGGGTTGGCTTCCCGGATCTTGTCCAGGTCCGCCTTGTACTTCTTGATTTCCTCGCCACGTTTCTGCTCGTTGGTGTACGCAGACTTTGTCAGCGCATCGACACGCTCAGCCGCAGCGACCCCAGCATCCTGAATCTTCTGACGATCGCCGACATACTTGGATCGAACTCGCTCAGCCTCGATCTGCATATCGAGGTAGCTAAGCTCGGTCTTGAGACGGGTTTCTTCCTCCTTGACTGCGCCGCTCCTGGCAACAAAGCGGTTCCCAGCCTTCTTCTTTTCCAGCGCATCAAGCTGAGCCTGCAACGCATCACGCTGGCCCTGCATTGTTTCGGATCGGCCGATTTCAAGCGTTGCATCAAGGGCGCCCTTTGCTGCGCTCTTGATCCCCAGCCAGGCACGCTCGATCAGACCAAGGTTATTGGTCATTTCGGCGGTGCGATTCTGGATCGTGTCGGCGTAGGTATCGGTCAGCAGCTTGGCTGCACCGGTCACGTTGCCGTTTTCCTTCATGGCGACGATCTGCGAATAGATCGATTCAGTAAGAAAGTGGTATTGGTCGTTCAGCTTCTTTGCTGCGGCAACTGGCTCTTTGCCGATCTCGACGAATTCGGCGACAGTTTCCTCGGCGGCCTTTCCCGTAGCTTGCTGCATGCTCAGCGCTGCGGCTGTGATCGTCTCAAAGCTATCCGCTGCAATCTTTCCGCTGCCAGCCAGCTGCGCCAAAACTTCAGCGGCTGCGCCAGTGGTGCCGACGTTGGCACTGACCGATCGAGCCATGTAGCCCAGAGCGTCAGCGGTGGTGCTGGCGACTTTGCCAGTCATGATCAGCGCATTGTTGTATGCGTCCGCCTCCTGGCTGCCTTTGTTGTAGGCAACAGCCAAGGCGATGGCTGCCGCACCTGCCAGTGTGAAGGGATTGATCAGGCCTGCAACGTAATCACCCAGCGCCTGAGCGGCCGGGGCGATGCCGCCGAACATGTCTTTGAGCTGGCCACCTTGCTGTAGGAGGACCTGAAGGGGCGCCTGACCACCCTGAAGCGATACGGCGATGTCCGTGAACTGCGCCGGAACGCCGCGCAGGGCTGCCGCAGTCTGCTGGGCCGACATGCCCAGTTTGTCTGTTTGCTGGGTCAGCTTGGCGGTGGATTGCTCGGCGGCCTTGGCTTGGGTGCCCATGCCCTTGACCGACTTCTCGGACTTTTCAGTCTGCTGGGCAAGTGCCTCGATGGCCTTTTCAGCCTTGACGCCCGACTGGGCCAGCTTGTTCAGGTCGTCCGCCGCCTGCGAGGCCTCGGTCGAATTTACGCGTATGCCCAGTTCGGCAATCGAGGTCATGCATTCCTCCAGGCAATAAAAAACCGCCCGAAGGCGGTTTGTTTGCAATGTTTAGTGCCGCTTACGTCGCCGCTAGATCACTCCCGCAATGCTTGCACTTAACTGCGGCAAGCATTACGTCCTCGGCACAAAATGGACACTGCTTTGTTTTCTTCACTGGCTCAAACATAGGCGCGTAGGGAGTGGCTGCTTTTGCCGGCTGCCGCTTGAAAGCCCAGACGAGTGCGCCGACCCATCCAAATAGCGTCCATCCAAGGAACACATTGAGCAGTGCAACTGATGCTAGATTTTCATGTTTTCGCAACCATGCCTCATAAGTTGGTAGTAGGTAAAACGCTGGAATAAACACTACCGCGCTGAAAGCTACAACTTCACCAAAGGCATTCAATCCGCCAATCTGACGCCCCATGGAGTAGCTGTAAAAGGCAAGAAATGCGAGAACTATAAATCGGACTGCGAACATATGACGTCCTGTGCGGTTCATTATTGGCGGGCGCCCTAGATGCCATCCCCTATCAGAATCCTAACAGCCAAAGGTCAGCACAAAAACCCCAATGAGGCTTAGAGCGTCTCTACTTCGCCTCACGCATCTGGCCGAGAGCTTCGCCTTCCATGAGTCGGAGCCAGTCAAATAACTCAGGCTGTTCCGACCTGGGCACCCTGCGCAGCGTCATCACATCGCGCAGAACCCCATAGTCAAGACCGGTGGGGCCGGCCATGCCCGTCCGCCACTGCGTGCCCATCGAGATGAAGACCTCGACAGCCAGCCAGTTATCGGGCCATATCTCGAATTCGTCGCTGTCCATATCCTCTGGCGCGAAGCCGAACGCTGCCAGCTCACTTTTGTCAGGGCCTTTCGCGTACAGCCTACGGGCAGCGTCGATCAGTTTTTTCGGCGGGCCTGCACGATCTCATCAGTGTAGGCCTGGGAGATAACATGGCCGGCGCCGGCATAGTTCTGAGTCAGCAGCTCGAAGTTCTCGGCCTCGCACTTGTCATCCAGATCCCAGCCGACCACGCAGCCCGCCAGCACTTCGGCAT